TGCTTTTAATAAATATGCTGAAAACTTATCATCAATCTGAAGAGTATAATATGATGACATATTTTGAATAACCTACAATTTGTATTTAAAACCTTTCATTTTTGTTTTATCATCACTATAATAAGTAATAGTATCTATATCTAATAGAAATCCTTCAACTGCACCCACATTAAAAGATTTAATATTTTCATATGCTATATTATTAGTATCATTAATATCAATTTTAACACTGGTATTTCTCAATATATCTATACATTTTCTATAATTATCATAATCTTCTGTTAACATTGTTGAATTTGCATTTCTACCTCTGTGACCTCTATAATTAAAATGCATATCTTCAATTTCAATTGACGCATATCCCAAGTCATCTTTAAATTCATACCAATGTGAAAACAAAATAGAATAAACATCTCTAGTTAAACTATCTAAATTATCAATTCGTTCTTTAATTTTTTTTACAACTTCTTGTTTACTTGTTGTTTGTAAAAGTATGGCTGGATTTTGAATAATATCATATTCAGTTATTTTCATAAAAACATCAGATGAAGCATTTATTGCTACAGCTTCAGTTTCTTCTGAATTCATATGATACATTTCTCTGTCAGTTAATAATTTACCAACCTCATAAAGTTCTTTGTTATTAATTACAGAAATATATCTTTTAAATGGTAACTTAGATTTTCTAGCCATGAAATTACCTCCACAAATTAATCATATATATTTTATCATATTATAATAAATTTTAGTATAATATATGTAGAATAGAGATAGAATAATAGAGAAGAGTAGTAAAGATGTAAAGACGTCATTATACAAAATAAAATTTTTGTCGCATCAAGTGTAAGCCTAGAGATAAAAGAACTCTAGGCTTTGAATTAGACAAAATGGTATATTGTATAATCATTTATTTTTACTCATCATTTTTTGGTGGATTAAAATTAGTATTCTTAATACCATTAATAAGAATTTTCTCAGTAATTTCTGCTCTAGTAATACTTGAAGTATTACATATTTCATCAAACAATGGTTTAAGATATCTATTCATTGAAATTGTTTTTCCACCATACATATCGTCAAACGAAACTTTAGATTTACCAGTACCAAATCCAACTGTTTTAAGTTTTTTAATTTCTTTTTCTATTTCTATAACCCGTTGTTGTATTTTTTCATTTATAGTTTGAGAGGCTACTTGAATTTCAGTTGTAACCAACACTGAAGAATCTTTATTGTTTCCTTCAGAAACAATGACTATAGTTTCTTTAGATTTAGCTTTTTCCATAGTATTATTTTTGGGAACTGCTTTTTTTATATTAGATTTTGGTTTGTTTTTAGAAATTTTATTATCAACATTTTTAAGTTCAGCTTTCTTTTTGTTTGAATCAATATTTATTACATTGGATTTAACTTCTTGGTTTTCTACAGTAATTTCTTCTTTTATAACTTTAGGTTCGATAATATTTTCAGGTTCTTCATTTTGAATATTTAAAAATGTGCTTTTAAAATCTTTTTTAGACATACTAAACACCTACCCTTCTCAAAAACTCACCTGCTAAATCAGAGAATTGAATTGAAGATGGATGTTTAGGGTCATATTCAACTAAGGGAACTCTTGCTGCTCTGGATTCTTTGTTTATGGAAGAAGGACTTATAATAGTTTTAAATAAATATTTTTTATATAATTTTTCAGTCGTTTCCATCATAGCCTGTGTAAAATTAGTTCTTCTATCATGATTATTTTGAATAATGCCAAATATTTTTAAATCTTTATTTGCCTCTTTTTGAATTTCATTAATTATTTTTTTCTCTAAAAATTGAAAACCTTCAATTGAGTCTAAGCTGGCATCTAATACCCCTATTACGTTTGAACAATATAATAATGCACTTGTTGTAACTAATGAAATCGAGGGATTTGTATCAACAAAAATAAACGAATATTCCATGCTTAATTGTTCCATTACTTTTTTAAATTTTAATACTTTATTAGGTTGTCCATCTTCTACAAAAAAGAAAAGGTCATAATTACAAGGTAGCAAATATATATTTTTCAGTTTTTCACTTTCAGGATAAGGCTGTACTATAACATCATTTACAGTACATTCCCCATCTAAAACATTAGATAAACTTTTTTCAGGTGTCTTATTTAAAAAAGCTTTACTTAAATTATGTTGTCCGTCAAGATCAACGCATAAAATTTTGTAACCTCTTTCACTTAAGCTTGCACTAAGCATGTAGTTCAACATTGTTTTGCCACAACCCCCTTTGAGGTTGAAGAAACCATAGGAATTACTTAAAGAATTCATCAAATATCACTCCTTAATTAGTAATTAATAAAGGAATAATATCACAATTTAAAACATATGTAAATAGTAAATAAAAAATGCTCAGTAAAAACAAATTATTTAATAAAAATTACCTACATATAAACATACATGTAGGTAATCCTATAATAAAACCTATAGGTGTAACTATAGGTAATTAAATATTTAAATAATCAAATATAATACTATCTATATTGTCATAATCATAATACCATATTTCTAGTAATTTAATTTTATTTAATATAGCATAATTACATTTTCTTTTATCATGTTCTACTTGTTTATCAAAGTCATTCTTAGATTTATGTATTCCTTTTACAAATCTTTCATGCATTTCACCCTGATATTCTATTAATAAATTATAATCGGGTAAATAAAAATCATATGATAAATTTCCATATCCTAAACCAATTAGACCATTAAATGTTTTTTGTGGAATATAGTATATGTTATATAAATCTAATATTTCCTTAATTCGTTTTTCACCTTTTGACATTCTACATTGTGGACATCCATTTCCTTTGCTTCTTTCATGAATAGGGGTTTCCCATTCATATCCACAATCTTTACATATCCACCAGACAGGTAAACCACTATGAGGAGTATATTTTTCGGGTTTTTTGTCATTTTTCTCATAATTCCATTCTTCACACAACTTTGGACTGCAAGCTAAAAAATTATTTTCATTTGAAGGAATTTGACCTTTACAAATACTACAGCCTTTTCCACTATTTCTACTAGCAATATTTGCTTCCCATTCATGACCTTTGTCACATTTCCACCAAACTTTTTTAGTATTCCCACAAGTTACATCAAAAGGAGTCAAACTGCCATTTTTAGTTGGATGCCATTCTGATGCCAAATTTGGATTCTTTGTTGCTAAACAATTTGATAAACCTATTTGCATTCCCGAACAAAAACTACACCCACATCCAGAGTGAATATCATTCCATGTAGATTCAAAAATTTCTCTACATTCTACTTTTAAACATCTCCATTGTAATTTTTCTTTAGAACTTATATATTTATCACTTATTAATTCAAATGACTTATTATTTATCTTTAACCATAATTTTATATTCTGTATAGTATATGGATTTGATATATGTACTATATTAGGAATACAATTACTTAATAAGCTAGCAAATGAAATACAATAAAAATATTCACTTTCATCTTTTAATATTAAATTATTTTTATTACTCTTATATTCCTTACTAATTAAAATATATCCTAAATTTTCAACATATCCTTTTACTAATTCATATGTCCATTTTATTCCTTTAGTATATCCCATAATCATTTCTCCTTTAACTTGTTAATTAATCATTAAAAATGTGATGCTCTTTCCCATAATTTGAACAATAAAAAAGCAACCTTAATGCCCATATATAAGGCATTTCAGTTACTTAGTAATCCTAAATATTCTTATTCTGTTACTTGATATTGAGAGGATTATAGATACTATTTTTAAATAAATCATAAGTATCTTTTTCTACACAATATCCTCCGACAAATAAAAAACAGTTGAAATAAATTATCAACTGTCCGTCTGTTTTAATTCTTTTTATTATGTTATGTTCTTCTAATTCATTTAAAGTTTCATATAAAATATTTTTACTCATATCTAATATATCCATAAGTTCAATATAAGTTGGATTTTTATATTTTATATGTATTGCATTAGTTGGGAAACTAACGAAAGGGGATAGAGTACCTATAAAACATCTTGCATTTTTACTTAACTCTTTACTAATCATTATATCTCTCAATTCAACTCTAAACTCCTTATTAAACTCAAATTCTCTTTTAACTTCAACACATTGATATTCTTTATTTCTATGTTTAACAAATATTAAATCAGATTCTATTCCTAGTTCATGCAATTCTTGTTGTTCTTGATGAACCTTTTCAATCATTTTTCTTTCTTTTACTTTTTTAATTTCTTTTAAGTCAATGACTGAGCCACCATCCTTTTCAAAGACGGTATTTCCGTTAATTCCATATTTCTCATTATTCATTATAATAACCTCCTAAAGTAATCTTGTAGATAAAAATGGACATAAAAAAAGACTTATTTCTAAGTCTTACTTAATCAATATGTATTAAGTTTTAGCCATTATTTTAACTTGTCTAAAGTTTGATATAAATTCTTTTAAATCTGTATTATTATTGTAAGCGTCAATTGCGGATTGTAATGTGTCAACTCTATCAAAATAGAATATTGTTTTGTCATCAAGTCGTTTTTTATCCTTTACTGGATATCCTTTAGTTAATAACCACGCCACAATATTTAAAGACGAGGTTTGAAAAATATTACTCATGTGACATCATCTCCTTTTACCTAATTATAACATAATAAATATAATAAAGCAAATAATATTTATATTTAATTCAATAGCCTCAAACTAAATAATTAATATTATCTATTTCGGACTTGTTCCGAAATAGGGGAGGTGGAGTGATTTTCTCCATCCTCCGTCTTTTCTTTTGATTTTTCTATTTCAGACAATGCCTATCCAATGGGCTTCAGGCTCTAAAAAGCCGATAAAAAACCTATTTGCTGGTAACTATACCAGTTAGATGGTAGAGTACTAATTATTCTTGTTTCAAAACATCAGAAATAACTTCTGGATTACCAGAACTATTATCTGATATTGGTAAAACTTTATCTACTTCTTCGTTAGCTTTTTCAACAACTTGATTGCCAATATCTGATACAACATTCTTTAAAGTGCCAACATTATTTGATATAATTGTACTAGCAACGCTAGATGAACCATTAGAATTATTTTTAATATAAGCCTCGATTTTATCATTTACATATGCGTCAAAATCTGAATGTGCTTCTGTTATAGCATTCTTGGCGTTATTACTTACAATAGCACCAACTTTACTCTTAGCTAAATTTAATGCTTCAGCTTGAGCATTACTATCAAAATTACCATTTTTCTTAGCTGTATCAACTACAGTTTGACTAACAGCATCTACAGCAGTTTCAACAGCATTTTCCAATATATTAATATATTTAGAATAAGAAGTTAATTTAGTATTTTCCTCGATATCTGCGGTTTTCTTTCTCAATAAACTTATAATATAGGCTGTCAAAATTGGCAATATAGGTACTAATAAACCTTCTATAATTTCTCTTATCAATGTTTCACTCATAATTATTCCTCCTCATATTCTTTATCATTTTTTGATTTACTTAAATTTATAGAATCAGCTAGAACATTAAAAACATCTAATAATGCTTTTCTATATTCTAAGCTTATATCTTCGGAATCTATTTTTTTAGTTAGAAAATCATATACTGTATAAACGACACCTCCATACATATGAACCATCCTTTCATTATTATAATTATTGTTTATCAACTTTCTTATCAATCTTTTCCATTACTTTAGCATAAAAATTATTCATAATAACTGCTAAAACTCCCATAGTCAAAATCTCATTTGGGTCATGAGCATCACTAATTAAACCATTTGTTTTTAGAGTATCAATTTGTCCTTTTGCCCAACTCTTGTCTGTAATACCTAATTGTTTTCTTAAATCTTCCATTGTTAATACTTCCTCCTTAACATCATATTGATTTAAATTATATGCTTCAATTATATCTATTAATAAATTAGCATATTCAGGATCGGTAGCATATCCGCAAGTTTGTACTGCTTTACATGCTTCTTTATAGTCTAAAGATGCTCTAACTCTATCATAATTAGACCAAGTTAATAATTTCCCATGATCTAAAATAGAATCATCTATACTATCATAATCTCTAAACCAATCTTGACATTTGTACGCATTACCGTTAGCATCATATTCTGTAGTCCAAACATATTGCTTTTTTCCTGTCCATGATGAAGTTGCTTTAATTCCAAATAAGTTATTACCTATACCATTCTTACCCCAATTTGATTCTAAAGCAGCTTGAGCCATTGTTAATGATGGTAGAACATTATATTGTTGATATGCTTTTTTTGCACCAGATAAAATCTTTTGTATAAAATCTAGTTGATAACTCATATTTTTTCACTTCCTTATAATTTCTTGTATAAACTAACAAATAAGGGCATAATAAAGATACCCTTTCGATGTTCCTATAGGGAAGGGGATACTTGCGTTGAGGGCAAAGTATTCCTCTCCCTATAAATGATATAAACTAACTTATAATTATTTCTTTTGTATCTGAAATCCATCTAATTGACTTTCCAAGAGTTTCTGAAATGAAACGCAAAGGAACATAAGTTGTATCACCAATTAATTGAGGTGCTACATCAATCTTATTATCAACTCCATTTATTTTTACATTAGTGCTATTAATAGTAATTTCAATAGTATTATTTTTATCCGAAATTATAATTGGTTTGTTATTAGCTGTCCATGTCACCTTGAACCCCAAATTTTCAGATATGAAACGAATTGGAACTAAAGTTCTACCACTTACTAACAATGGGGATACTGTTAAAACTACTTGCTTACTATTTATAGTAGCAATTTTATTATCAATTTGTAATTTAATGATTGTCGGTAGGGTAGAGGGCATCTTAAATATTCCATTTCCCCACTCATCATTAAATCCTTTTTGTCCATTAGGTTGAGTACTATTATTAATAGTAAATGAATATGCTTCTTGTGGCGTAGGATAACACCCTGTCATCTCAAAATAATATTGAAACCAACATGCAAGGCAACCACTAATAAAACAATCAGAAAAAGAAGTACCTTCTCCTTGAAAATCACAAGTATCTCCTTGTACAAAAGGAATTAAACCAATAGTATCAAGAGCATCACCCGTTGAACTATAATCATGTAATTTTATTTCGCCATCAAATTTATTTCCCATTAAATATGCAGCCCCGACACTTAGCCAATAAGATAAATAGGCATCTGCATTCATTTTATTTATACCAAAATTACCTGATGCCATCACAAGCGTTACGTTTTCATCATAGGCTTGTTTAACTTGGGATTCAAAAGGAGCATTAGTTTGAGACATATTAAGAATATGAATATTATTTTTCTTAATATTGGCATATCCATTCTCATCACATTTAATATCAACTATGTTGGCATCTGGACAAATTTGAGAAACTGATTTATGAACTAGGATATAATGATCGTCATCCATTTGTTCATACACAGAAACGTTAATTCCTTTTCCAGTATAACCAGCATTGTGAAAATTTTTTAAATTTGTAAAAGTAAATATTGCGTCATTTTCGGGTAACATATTTAAACACCAACTTTCTGTAGAATACAAGAAGTAGATAAGTCAGCAGGTGTAACAATATTTCCAATAAAATCGGGTAACAAATTAATACCAGCGAAATTAAAAATATTAAACACAAACTGACTACAAATTAATTTACTTTTATTTATAGGAATTTTAAAATTTAATTCTTTTTCTAATAGACAAGCAAACAATTCTTCATAATTATATGGACAAGCAATTTTTTGATATATAAAATCTTGCATTTTTTGTTTCTGTTCATCATTTAAATTATATCTATATATATCATATCCTGTCGGTAAATCTCTTAAATGTGTAATATCAATACCATCACTTAAAGCTTCAGCCATATGCCATTTATCTAAGCATATTGAAGCATGACTATAAGGAGATTTAGTGATTTTTTCAATCATTTTTGCTATAAAATCATTATGTTTAAAGAGAATAATATCTCCAAACTGTAATTCCATAAAATTCACTTCCTTTTTAAAACTAAAAAGAGATGCTATCACTTACGATAAAACATCTCTTTTATAGACTTATATTTATATTTTAGTTACCAAACAACATTATTGACTATAGTATCAATTTGATCTTTTGTTTCACTAGCTAATACTTGTGCTTTTAAAGTCCACTGTTTTGAGATATTACCCATTTTATGATTTTCTCCATCTTGCAGAATTTTCATAAATTCATCTCTAGTGAATGTTAATATTCCTGCATCCTCAGTTTTCCAAACTATTTCATTACAATTTGGGTTTAAAGCCAACATTGAAGCCTTTTGTCCGAAATTAAGTTGATCAGGGTCTTTTGCAAAGCTGAAGAAGTGCTTGACTGTAGGGCTTAAATCCGAATAAAATCCCAATTCTATCGCATTACTACATGCCACGCTTAACTCATTTATCTTGTCTGATTTATACTTATCTAAATTTACATAATTTCTTTCGTCAATTTCTTCTTGTGTAAGAGAAATAATTATACTTTCACCCGTTGAACAATCTGTTTCTATTCTTGTATCCATTTTTTACCTCCTACAATAATCCATATAAAATTGCTTTAGTACCAGCTACAAAATTTGCTCCAAGTTGTGGAAATAATGTTACTGAAGTTATAGCAGCGGTACTTACCCATTGTCCATAAGAACTAACAAATGCTATACCCGATACATTTGGATTACCACCAGTAGATATTAATGACTTAAACCATGATGTACTAGCATAATCAAGTACGTCAATAATAGAATCCCCTTTGTGACTTGTAGGTGCAGTTGATGAACTTATAGTAGCAACATTGATTGCCGTTTGTGTATTAGCCTGTGACGCTGAAAGAGTACCTGCATATATTGTTACAGTTTCATATTTATAATTTGCTGCTGTATCGCCATTAAATCTCATCAACGCAACATCATACAATTGTGTGGAACAATCTGAACGTCCAGAAAAACCAATTTTTAAAGCTCGATATGTTTGCGGAATAGATGAGAATGTAATACTTGCTTGGGATGTTCCTAGAACTACTTCACTTATTTTTACCATTGACTGTGTAATTGGGTCAGTTCCCCCGACAGCGTGAGTAGATGCATGTGCTAAAGGTGTTCTTGCATCTGATACATGTGCATTTAACAATGTTCTTGTTTCTGTAATTGCATCTTCGACATTTGTAGCTGTTGTTAAACCTGATGCATCAACCAGACCCACCTTTGAAGCCGAGTAATCAACTTCTACCCAAGCTGAACCATTATAAAATTTAGATTTTGGCACTATAATCACTTTCCTTTCAATCTTACTATTTTTTATTTTCCGTAAAGTTTATTTCAAGCCGTTTCAAGGCACAAAAAAGTCGATGAAACATCCTTTTAATGCCTCAATATAATATAAAAGACATTCAATACTGAATGTACTTGATTTGCATTAATTTATTATTGTAAAAATAAGAAAAGAGCTTACCTAATTAGTAAGCTCTTTTTAAAAATAGATTTATGTTACTATTAACGCAATTGTATCGTCATACTCTTGCTGATTAATCCAAGTCTGAACTAAAGCTCCATCAATATCAGTTAGAGTATAATTCCCTGCAGCATATTGTTTAACTGGTACAACATATTCAGTAGGAATTCCAGTAAATCCGTCCCTTGCTGTAAAACGTTGAGTACCAAGCATATAAATACTTCTTGCATATGAAGAAGTTCTAAATGCTAAAATATTGGGTGTTATTTGCATAATATTTTCACCTCCTTTACTCTGGATTTGAACTAAAATAAAAGTCCATAAATGATACAAAATCTTCATTTAATGATGTGATATTTTGTGTAAGCTTTTCATTTTCTTCTTTTAATAATTCTATTTCCGTTTTTTGCACTGGTGGCAAAATGGAAATTTCATGATTTATCTCATCCTCAGTTTTTGGAATAATTTCTGAGTTAATATATTTAAATAAGTATATTCCTTGGCTATTTGAAAGAGAAATATTAATAACTCCATTTAACTCAAAATGTCTTTCTCCATTTTCATTTATACAAATGTCAGTTGATTTTGGTTGTTCAAAAGCATCTGAAAAACCGTAAATAATATTTAATTTTAAATCAATTCTTATGTAATGCTTATTTCCATCCATTATTATGTCTCCTTAAAGTTCAGCATCGAATCCAAATAGGTTAGAGTTAGGAGATAAGTAAACTGTACTATCTGCTCCATGTGAAGTTTTTGATGCTTTTAATACTAAACTATTTAAATTTTTATTCTGTATAGAAAGAGTAAATCCAGTATATGCTGCTGAATTTACTGCATTTACTGACCAATAAGTTGTTTCTGTATTATTTATTATAGTTGGTGTTATTCTCATGTTTATTGGCATTGAAGCATTAAAATATAAATCATTTGCAGTATATACAGTACATTTATAACCTGATAATGATGCCGTATTTCCAATACAAAAAAGATATCTTTGACACAACCTTAATTCTTCATCAACATTTTTAGGAATATAAGGTAATGCTATACTTCCAAAGTTAAATTGTACTTTACTTAGTGTTCCTGTATTAAATTCTATAGTTGTATTTGTACCTCCAGTTATACTTCCAGATATTCCAGATGCACTATAACTTCCTGCTCCAATTTTTCCTTGTACTGTACCTACCCACGATAAAGTATAAGTTCCTGTATATAAATTAATGCCTTCAATTACTTGTTGCAGAGAACCTGCGGAAATTGTAATAGTAGTTATATTTGCGGTAGTAGCAAAGGTATATGTACAACCAGAAGAACCAGCTTTCCATCTATCATGTCCATATTGCCCAGCGGATAATGTTACTGTTCCAGAAACAGCACGTTGATTAATAGAAAAATTGCTATTGATTATTGATTGTCTTAATACATTTTGTTTATCAACCCCATGAGCAGTTAAATCAGCTAAATGATTTGTAATATTGGTTACAATTTCATTTATAGCACCCACAAGAGCAGTTTTGACAGTGGTTGCAAGAGAAGATAAAACTCCTATTTTATCGGAATTCCCTTTTATTGTCTCTGTAGTTCTCCCTGTTCCTATAATCTCTTGTAAAGCAGTTTCTACATTACTTGCAGTTATTACCCCTCCTGCATCTGCAATTGCTACAGAAGATGCTGGTATTTGTCCGTTAGTATCATATTTTACTATCTTACTTGCTCCCGTATTTGCAGAATTAAGTGTTAATTGTGGAGTGGTTGTTGGATTAGTAATTGATATATCTGAATTTGCACTAGATACATTTGTTACCGTTCCTGTTCCTCCAGTTGAACTAGATGCTGAAGCAGTTGCTATATAAGCAAACTTCATTTCATTGTTTGGAATCTCAACGAAAACTACCTCATTTACAGTAGGTGCTAATCCTGCGTTTATTTTTATGTTAGTAAATATATCTCCATTAATTTGTACATTTGCTGTTCCATCTCCGTTGAGTACTTTGATAATTCCTTTTTTCTTAGTGTTAAATGATAAAGATTCATTATTTGCCTTTACCATTTGGGATACTGCATCAAGTAATGTTTTTGCATTCTCTACGTGATTTTGTTTATTTTGAGCCATTAAGTTTTATCACCTCTATTCTAATCATAATTATTAACTAATAATATTTATTTTTACTATGTAATAAGATTATATTTTTTAAGTTCTTGCTCTAATATTGTTTCAATATTATCGAAATCCCAATAGGGAATACGAAGTAAGGGAATGTTGTGGTCTAGGCAATATTGAGTTTTTATGGAGTCACAATGTTGTGCTATTTCCATTTTATTTAATGCCCTATCACTAGAAATACCTCCAAAATGTATTGGTTCAAAATGTTGTTTTCCATCTAATTCTAATAAACACAATAATTTAGTTTTATTGCTATTTTTAAATATAGCTATATCAAATCTTAAAGGCTTTTTATTTCTACAATCTTTAAACATATATTGCATTTCGAAACAATAATTCATTTTATCTAATATATTTCCTGTATTTACTTCAGGTATAGAAGTTTTGTTGCTACATAATCTACACCTAATTGTGTTACTATTTTTAAAAGAAGCAAATGTTGTAGTATAACTTCTTCCGCAAGAACATTGAATATCTAAAGGCTGAAAATAACCTTCATATTGTTTACTATTTAATAAACATCCACTATTACTTTCTACTTCAATATAATTTTTAACTTTATAATAATCTAAAAGTTTAAAATTTCTCATTAGTAATTTACCACATTCTTTACAATGTCTTTTGTTCTGATTTTTAAATCTTTCAAAAGTAGTTTGAAACATATTTCCACACTTGCATTTAATGTCTAAATTTGTACAATTAGATTTGTATTCTAAACTTATTAATTTACATTTACTATTACTTTCTATAAACTCTTTTACATATTCATAATCAAATTTTAATGCATTTTTTACATTTTCTAAACTACATGCATTACATTGTCTTTTATTTCTACTTTTAAATTTATTAAAGTCAGTTTCAAACTCTGTTCCACATTTGCATAATATTTTTATTTTTGAATGAGCATTTTCACATTGATTAGATAATAATAGACAACTGCTATCACTTTCAATTTCTATAAAATTTTTAACATAATCATACGTTAACTTTTTACTTCGTCCCATTTAATTATCACTCCTTGAAGTTTATTTCCTTGTTTTTAAATATAAAAAGAAGAGTGGGTACAAGGATTTCCACTCTTTTCAACTAAGTTCATGACACTTAATTTATCTTTTTAAATATTAAAATTTTATATTTATCATTAATTAAGACCAACTACGAATTTTCCATAATGTTAAAGTCATTTTTGCATCGAAGCCTAAATTATAGGATATTTGTTGAATGACATAATTCCCTGAACAACCTGTAATTTCATCTGTCAAGGTTATAACGTCCTCAACTTTATGAGAAAAATTGGGTATCACATTTAATGTAACAGATTCCGCACACATTATAAGATTTTTTAATTCATAATTTGCCCTTTCCGTACAAAGTGTGGAATTATATATATTTTCGTCGGAAATTACTTCAACACGTTCTCCTATCTTATCTATTGACAATTCTGAACCAGTTGTATCTTGAGCAATTCCAGTATATTGTGTTCCTGATTCTGTCATTCCCCAGACCACAACAGAATTTTTAATATCATTCCATTTAAGTTCTCTGGTAGAATCTAAAAAATTACCACCAACAATATATTCATATGTAGGTGATATAGCCATATAATCTGCTGGAAGATATGCTTTTCTAAACCGAAAATTCCCACCCATTTCATCAAAATATGCGGTGAAAGATGCCATTTGGCAAAGTTCTATAATTAAATTTGCGTAAGTATCTCCTGCTGATTTGGTTATAGTATAAGGTGTTGTCACTGTACAAGTATCAATTATATAGTTGGTCATTCCAAGTTCATCTACTATAATAGATTTAATTACATTATCTATTTGACTTCCTAAAGTAACTACATATTGATTTTTTAATTTTCACCAATAGTTCCATCTAAAAGAGTCCATTTATCAAGATTTTGTAAGCTAACTTCTTTTTTTGTGGGAGAATTAAGCAAAGAAGGATTGCCTAAAATATACGTTCCTTGCGGATACAAATAATTAATTCCGTTATATTTATATCCGCAATTTATTTTAATTTTATTTGTCAACCACATTTTAGAATCTACAGCAGGTGTATAACTACCATCTAAATTCCTCAAAGCTAATGTAAAACTACGTCTATTATTATTAGTACAATCAAAACTAGCAGAACCACTAATTACATCGACAATTGCTTCATATACAGTCTCTTCCTGCGGATTTAACCATTCAATTGAATATACATATTGCTTTAAATTTGACTCTATAACCGTTTTTTCTAAATCAGATATCAATAAATATACACCTCCTTAAATTTATATTTATCATATTATAAATTACTACAATCACCAATTTCAGTATATGAGAATGTTATGGAAGTAGCTGGCTCAGTTAAATATGGCATAAATTTAGTGGTAGATGTATTAGTATCAACCATCCACATATCTCCTTGCGGATTACGCAAATATTTTGGCAGTTGATTATTTACAAAGTTTTCAACATTTTGACGATAAGCAACGCTTACTTCTTGAAATGCATCTAATAACCAAGCAGTAATAGTTCCAGACCTATATTGCTCATATCCGTATGATATTACTGGATATTTATTGAAAGTATCATATTGAAATCTTTGCTTATTTATTGCTACATCTGATAATTCTAAATTTGCATAAAATGGGTACGATTCACCACTACCAGTTCCACTAGCATCAGATAACCACCAATAATCAAAACTAACTGATAACTGTATTAAAAAAGGTTGACCCTCAATTCCATTTGATAGGGGAGATACCTCCCACTCATAGTCTATAGTAGGTCTTACAGCAGAATCTAAATAATAAAAATCAGTTGTTGTACTCATCGGTATTGTCGTTAATTCTGAAATTGTCGTAGAATCTACACGTCTTCTTCTTATTTTCCAGTCTGTGATAGTCAAGCCACCAAGACTTACATTACCTGCCTCCAAGTCTCCGAGAAATTTCGCAAGTAAAAATGTATCAATTTCCCAACTGCCTTTTATATTTGACAAGTCAATTCCACTTGTATTTTCTCTAACTTCTAATTGATCTACTATACAATTAGAAACACTTACATAATTTATATTTGAAATTCCCAATACATTTTCACCTCCTAATTTGCTTCAGCATGAAGATTTAAAGTATCTCCTATCTGTTGTATGTATAAATAATATTTACTACTAGATATAGACACGCTAGTTACTAAACTATTATTTTTATATAAATAGAATCCATTATTAAAATATCTTACAGATATATCATCACCTGAAGTATTCTTTAAATCTATAATATTAAGATTTCCACCAATTCCGTCACCTAAATCTAACCATAGGCTGTTTACATCTGTAGGAGCATAAACATCTACAACTACATTAAGATTAGTTGTAGTAGATACACTTGTATCTTCTAACCATAAATAATTTGCACTCGTAGGAGCTGTATTACCTCTAGCGACATTTAATGGTAGTATGGTTGATTGACTTGAATTATCCAACCAAAGAATCGTAGTATTACTTGGAGCTACGTTATAACTAGATATTGACGAATTCGTATTAATATTATAATTATAATTTGTAATACTCTCCAACCAAACTTTTAAAGTAAAATCATTATTTATATTAAACCCATTATCGAAATAAACAATTTTCCCACCTGTTACATCTAATTTTTCTCCACCTATATATGTACTACTTGTAGACGTTCCAATTATTTGTGCTACATGCCATGCTAAAGCAACTGCTGCTTTTTCTTGCACTGTTTCTGCTGTGAGAGCTAAAAATGCCTTTGGGACTGAAAATTGAACATGAAAAGGTTGTTTACCAGTAGTAGCTAATAAATTGTCTTGAGAGTATACCTGAAGCTCTATAAAATAATCATTATTGTTTTCTAATCCAACAAATTCATAAGAAATTGTACTAGAATAAATTAGTCCACTATTACCTATAATTTCGGAATATTGATTGTAAAGTATCATCTGCCAACTTTTTATTGCCACACTCTGAGCTTGTGAAAAAGACCCTTGAAATGTATAACTTGAATTTAAAATATTTGTACTTAAATTAGTAAATGCACATGTAGGAGTACTAGAAGCTTTAACCAAAATAAATGCAGAGGTTTGTGATTCATTTGCCGAATTCCATACAGTAACTTTATATTTATACTGAATGCCGTTAGTTAAACTATTACTTGCTAATACATAAAAGTTATTAAATGAAGTTAGTTTCGTTGTATCAAAAACTAATGCACTGGTAACATTATTATAAATCTGAATCTGGAAGGAATATTGTCTATCTCCGTCTTCTTTCCATGAAAATGTATTTGCTAAAGAAGCATCAATTGCAATATTATTAGGAGATATGTTTGAGGGAATTAAGATTGCCAAAATTACTCCTCCTTTCTATATTTTATTATTTTAAAAATATATTTGCTATTTTATTGGAACTTGTATTATTAAAAATATTTATATTTGTGTTGTTATTTAAATCCATATATGTTATACTTAATTTATCAAATGAGGAAAGGAGATACAAATATGGATATTAATAATTTCAAATTCGATTTTGATAAAGCTTTTGCCAATATTATTGTAGAAGTGTCAGATTTATCTAGTTCTAAAATGGCAGAAATTCAACATCAATCAAAAGAAAAAGAAATTTCACAATCCCAAGCTGAAGGAAGTATTATTGCAATACTCCATAATGATGCTCTATTAATTTCTAAAAAATTATTAGAAGAGTATCACAAAAGTTTAATGTTATTTTTACAAAGTAAATAACATTATTTTAAACTAAAGTCAATTTGGGATAAGCAAATTGACTTTAGTTTATTTATGTCTATCTTTTATTTTTATACTGTGTTGCTAGAGTAGGTAATAATTGTAAGAAACTATTTGCATCATCTGTAGTAACTTCCATCTTATCAAAATGATAATTATGATTTACTATTCCACTTCCACCATTTCCACTCACTCCTGCTAAACTAAATTGCGGTGTCTGGAAATTACTCATTATGTTAGGCATAAACCTATCCATCATATTTACCATGTTTGGCATCAATGTTGTGAATTTGTCGAAGATTGGTGTCATAGTAGGGGATAAAACTTTCTCAGGCTTACCAGATAAGTTTATTGCTACTGAACCTGTTTGTAAATCACCACCTGTGTCGTGTGTTATTGCTCCTTTTGCTACTGCTTTTTCTGCACTACTCATACTTGAATCTGCATCAATCTTAGCGTTACGTTGAGATATTAAATCGTTTCTAGCAGATTGAGGAATATCTGGTTGACTCAATAAAGCAGCATAGTCTGTATTTTGATTAAATTTTGGAGAACTAGATGACGAACTTGCGGAACTACCATCAACCAATTTCACATTTAAAGATGCTAACCTTGCCTGTAATTCCGTTATAGCTCTAGTGATATTATCTCCATATTGTGCTATTAGCTTTTCAGAATATACAGTTAAATCACCAAAACTTTTATCATAAATATCTTTTAAAGACGAAATTTTATCTTGCTCTGCTTTAATAGTATCATTATTATTATCTTTTTGTGTCTGTAAGGCTTCTTTAGCATGTTTATTAACCAAATCATTCTGATATGTATTATAATCAGTCTGTTGCTTAATTAAATCGTCTGAGGCTGCCTTAACATCGTTTGGATTGCTCTCAGAAATAAACCCTTGTCCTTCGTGGTAGATTTTCGTATTCTTTTCAGCAAGAACGTTTTGTAATTTTTGTTGTGCTAATAATAAATCATTCTGTTTTTGTAAAGTGTCCGTTGCTTCTGTTTCAAGAGCAACCTTAGCATCTAATACTTTAATCTGGTCATCATAAGAATCATTCTGAGTTTTTAAATCATCAATAATTTTTTGATGAGAATCTACTTCATTGTCAAGATTTATTTTCGCTACTTTTTGAGCTGAAGTTGCAACATCTTTTGCTAAAGATTCTAATAATGATTTTGTTTTATCTCCTGCATCACCAATAGCTTTACTTAAACTTAACCATTCTGTAGAAGTTTTGGGTATTTGAGTCAATTGTAAATCGAAGAATCTCTTAGCATTATTTTGGGCATCATTTAATCTATTCTTTAAATCATCGTATGTACTTTTATTTTTATCTTTTGCATGTGAATTAACTTCATCTGTTAATGAATTAATTACATCCGTATAATTTGTTAATTGTGCGGAATCACCTAAACCTGCAAAACTAAAGCCTTGTGAAGATAAAGAAGATTGTAATTCATCACGCTCATTACGTTGTTCTGTATTTAATTGATGAAGTATATCTTGTCTTTTCTTGTTAGTTTCAATTTCTTGATTTATAGCAGTTACATTTTTTTGTATGTCATTACCTGCAAGACTCTGTAAAGCTTTATTACGTTCTAATTCTTGCGAATTACCATTTAAAGCCTGTGTATACTCTTCATAACGATCTTTGGCAATCAATGCAGAATTAGCAACTGTTTCTATTCCTTCTGGCGTTGTTTTGGGTGGTGGATTTCCAGTAGGAGGGGATGACGTTGTTGCAGGAGAAGTAGTTGGAGTAGTTGTAGGATTTATCTGCAATGGATTATTTAAAGCTTTTTGTAAAGTTTCATATTCATCTTTTATATCTTTATTTTGCTTTATTTTATCATCTAAATTCTGAATATCTTTCTTTAAACTATTCCTTTGCCAATCAACAATCATATTAGGATTATCTATTTTATTTAAATCTGCTAATTCCTGTTCTCTTCGTGATGCATTTTGCTCTGGAGTATTACCTTTATCAGTTGCACTTGTAAAAAACCCATTATTATCTCCACCAGATAAATACTTAGTTGCTTTTTCATAATCTATTTGCTTTAATGTTAATTGTTGTTGAATTTGTGCTTTAGTTAAATCAGCAATCTTTGCAATATTTTCATCTATCTTTCCATTTTGAAAATCTATACTTGATGAACTTTTACCTAAAGCATCTTGTAATTGTTTTTCTACTTCTGCTAATTTTGATTTAGCATCTTTATCGTTATTAACATTAGCACTTAAATCTTCATATTGTTTTGTTAAAGTAGCAATTTTTTGTTGATGGTCTGCATCAGCTTGTAGACTTTTAATAGTTTCTTCATTATATTCCTTCTGTTTTTCATCAGCAAACATAATTGCACCAGCTAAAGCCGTAAATGCAACAGCAATTACACCTAATGGATTCTCTAAAAATGCTACCTTCAATGCATTAACAGCACCAGTTAAACTAATTGTTACTCCAGATAAACCTTCCATAGTTAAAGCTGTAGTAATTGCAGAACCTTTCCAAACTAATAATGCAGTTGTTGCTAATGTAATAAATGTTGGTAAATTACCAAAAGTATCTATCAATTTAGTTAACATAGAAACTAAATCTCCAAGTCCTTGTGAACTTATTGTATTCTGCCACATAATGGAAAGACTTGAGGTTAGTCCCTGTATTTTTCCCTTTGTACTATCAATGAATTTTTGGTTAGACTCTTGTGCTTGCCCGTTAGCATTTAATGCTTGTGTTGCTACATCAGTAGATTTTGACCATCCTTGCATAATAGCTTCGAACATTGAGTATTGTCTGGTCATTGCTACATTCTCTGAAACATATGCTTTTTGATCTGCTGTAAGTCCATCCCATTTTTTTGATGTATCTGAGAGGATTGAATTCATATCCCTCAATTGATGTGTTTGTTTATCTAATACATCAACACCAATACTTGCAAGAGCTGTTGCAGCCTTACTTTTATCTTCACCTGTCACTTCTACATCGGGACTTGAAATATTGGAAATTCTTGCCATTACCATTTTTAGGGAATTCGCAATTTGACTTCCCGAGGCTCTTGTACGCTCCTCAGTTACGCCTAAGATACTGGCAAATTTTTCGAAACTCAAACCTGCCTGTGAAGCCATAGTTCCAGCAGTACGAACACCTTCAGAAATATTTTGTATGGCAGTTTGGAAATTAACTTTTAAGTTCTGTGCAATTACTGTCAAAGAATCATTAACATGACTTAAACCATCATCCGTTATAGAAAATTGCTGTTGGATTCCTTGTAATGCATCACTAGCTTCGGCACCACTCATTCCCGATATATTTGTTAACACTACAGCTTGTTTAACTTTAGCCATTATAGAATCTGCTGTTTCATTTATATTTGCATATATATGAGCGATTTGTAATACATCTGTAATATTAGCTGAATTTAATTTAGCAATTTCTTGACTACTTTTTGCTATATTTTGTAAGTCTGACATATTAGCATTCATTGCCATTGAAATTTGTGTTAATTGAGTATTAAGGTTTATAGCATCCTGTACACCTTCCTTAATAGACGAAAGTGTCGAAAAAAGAATACCTCCTATAAGCGTCCATTCAATCATTTTTTGAGCATTATGCCCTAAATCGGCAAAAAATCCTTCTTGTTCTACTCTTGCTTGTTTAAGATTAGCACCAACTTGAGATATATCTGTATTAATTCTTTTAAATTGTTCTTCTGCATTTCCAACATTTAATCCACCTAATGAATTTTGAATAGAAGATACTTGCGATTGATTTGAAGATGAATTATATAAAGACCCATATTGTGAGGATAAATTTTGAAGCTGAATTGATTTCTGTTCTTTAAATAAAGCTATCTGTTTTTCAAGTTCTATTGTTCTTAATTTTTCAGTTTCATTATTTTGTTCAATTGCCATTCTAACTTTTTGTTCATATTGTAATGATTTTTCATTTTGTGTTTCTTGTTGTAATGCAATTTTCTGTTTATCAGCTAAAATTTTTGCATTACTTTTTGTATTCATATCTTCAATTTTTTGTAGTGTTTTTGCAACTTCTAACTGAGCATTTAATGTGTCCATTTTTAAAGTAAGAGCAGGAGCATTTTTTTCAATTTGTTTTAATTTTTCAATTAATTGTGTTTCGGTTGTTTTCTCTAAAATTGCTTTAATGAGAATTGTCAAGTCATTACTTCCCATATCACTAACCTCCTTATAAAATAATAAAGAGAGTTGTGATAAACAACCCTCTGAACCATAAAATTTATATTTAATATTATGCAGTTAATTAAAAGTTATTAAAATCTATATTACAATTAAGCATAAAAAAAGAAGTTAGCTTTTGTCTAACTCCTTCAAAATTATTCTTTAAATCATCTGGATATAAATCAATGAAATGAATATCTTCTCGTGATTTATAAAATTGATTTTTAAGTAAAGTCTTTTTTCTATAATCATCAAAAATGTGATGTTGATTTGTTTCACTATACCATCCATAATATTCAAATATTATAGGTTTTATCAATTTAACTTTTTCACCATTTTTTTCAATATATTCAAGTACAAAATCAGGGCAGAATTTTTTATACACAAAATCTTCACCTAATTTAAAAACAAAGTTTCCCGACCTTTTACTTGACATAATAGTAAAATATTTTAAGTTGCAATCTCTTTGTATAAACTCATAAATCATTTTTTCTTGAATACTTCCACATTTTTCACCATCATAAGTTGCAGTAATTCCAAAATCTAATTCCGTCCAATCATTTGCATATTCAGGAAAAGATAAACATGCCCATTGATAATATGAATCAAATCTTTTTTGTTTATGTTTGCTATAAATATATGCTGAAAATTTTGGGAATACCGAATAAATATAAGTATTATTTAGATATTGTGGCAAATCTCTTTTTATATCGACACAAATATTATTCATTCTATAAAAAACATATTCTCTCAATACTTTAATTAAATCTTCTTTTGAAGTATCATTATTTCTGCTTAGTTCCCAAGAAAATAATAAATTATTATCTTTTATAGATGGATATGCTTCAATTAATAAATCAAAAGTGGGAATTTTAAATACATTAAAATAATATAAATGTTTTAACTTTTTCTTTGAAAAATATTTGACAACCCATTTTTGTAAATCTTGATAATTACTTATAAAATTGAATATACTATCTTTGCATTGATATTCACAATAATATTTAATAGCTCTAATTCTGTTTTCACTATTATCCCAAAATCCATCATTTTTATTATTAAAATCAAGGTCTATTATTGGCTTATTTGTTTTAGGATATAAAATATTTTTGATATTCATATACCATAGAAAATAATCCATAATTGTCATACCTTTATGCCTATTAACATATTGCATTATATTTTTCATATCTTGGTTAAATGAATTATTAATACCATTACTTTTTAAAATTTGCATTATTGATATATTTTGTTCTTTTCTCCAATTATCAGTTAAATCAATAATAGTTTGGTCATCATATAATAAAATATCATTTTCATCAATATTATACTCAAAAAAACATTTTTGTAACATTTCAAGTTTTGTTTGAAATCTCTGCGTAACATTTATTTTGTAATTATTTAAATTTGGACAATTTACATTTTTACAAATTTCTTCTTTTTTAGTAAGTCCCATTTTGTTGAAAACAATAAATCTTATTATCTTTACCATATTATCTTCTTTATAACAATGTAAAGGCATCTGCGTTATTTCATTATTATAAAAATATTCATACCATTGTTCAGGAATAATGTCATTAATGTTATTATATATTATTCCTAATTTAGAATATCTTTGTTTTGTATCTTCCTTTTCAATACATTCTTTACACACAAAACCAAGTCCAAATAAACTAAACTGATTACGCTCAGGAAAATAGTTCTTATTATAAGGTTTATCAATTTCACATTTAATACATTTTTCAAAAACTTCGATTTCATTTTCTATAAAATTTTCTACTTTATATACGTCTTTAAACATTTCTTTAGAATTTTTATTATATTTAAATATACATAAATTATGTAAATTATAATCATGTAATAATTTTTTTAAATTATAATTAGATAATTTTTCTGAGGAATCAATAAATTTTTCTTTATTTAAAATTTCTCGAAGCCATATTAATGCTTCATTTACATTTTCTTCATCATTCCAAAAATTATAATTTAAATTAGTACAATGTTTTAATTCCCATCTTTTTAAATTATATTCTGGAAATGAATTTTTAATTAAATCAAAATATCCATCTATATAATTAACACATGAGTCCAACTTATACTTTAAAAATAAATTAGATTGCAAATTATTACAAATATCCTGTCTATTCCATTTTAAGATATCATTAATTAAATGTCTAATTAAAACAATAGCATAACTATCATTTTTAGAAAATCCATTAGGAAAACTATTAATTTTATTTTCTAATATTAAATCATAAAGTTTTATAACTTCAAAATCTGATAAATTACTAACCACTATTTCTCTATTTAATTCATATTTAGAAGCCCAATATATAATTGTTTTTTCATTTTTATTGTAATATTTAGCAGTTTCAGTTATGCCTAATAATCTATAATTTCTAATAAATTCTTCCTTTGTTCCAAACCATTCCATAAACTCATTACTTTTATTTCCCCATAATTCATTTTCATTGTGATATTTTGCTGAACAATCCAAAGAACAAAATCTTACTTCTTTGGATAAATATTCACAAGGTTTAATAATTATAGCTTTATTGCAATATAAACAGGAAGATTCAATATTTAATTCTGTATTAAATATTTTAACTTTCTCTTTTATTACAAAAATCAAATCTTCCATAGTCTTGTTGTTTAATTTGATAAGAACCTCATTTAAATTTTTATATCTTTTATTTAATAAAGCATCAATAACTATTCTAAATTCTTCTATATCCCAATTTCCTTCACTTTGTAATTTGTTGGTTTGTATATTCATGCAAACTTTACAAGTTGCTCTATAATATCCCTTTTCTCTTTTATAAAATTCATCCAATGATTTTTCTTCATTACAAGCTTTACACACCTTAGTTTGTTTTTCACACATAATTATACCTCACTTTTAATATATTATTTTATCCTCACAAAATTTTAATAGGGAAGATGTGAGGTTATCTTATCAATATAATCAAGTTTCGAACCTTAATTATATCTATCCCTAAATCTTATAAACTTTATTTATTGTATAAACTCTTGTAAGCACTGGTCACAAAAATCCTTAGAAATTCGTTCAGAATCACATGCACTATAGTAACCACCAACCTGATTTATGTTCCAAATTTGTTCGTGTTGTTCATTTAATTCCTTATCACACTTAGAACAAATCCTTGGTTTATACAAAACACACAGACTTATAATATTACCATTATTCAATGAAAATTCAATGACCTCATGCCAAATACTTTCTGAATCTAATTTAGAATACTCAACAATATTTTCTTTTAGTAAACTTAATTCTTCATTTTCATCTAATCCCATTAATCTTATGTATTCTTCATCTTCACTCCAAGTAAATTGTTTGTAATTAAAAACATAAATACAATTATCTGCCGTTCTCATATCAATTAAAATTGTTTTTCTTTGAAACTGATTGAGTAAGGAAGATATTTCCTCTTTACTAATTTCTTTCATTAACTTTGACATAATAAAACCTCCATAAATTTTATTTGGTAAGGATTTCCTTAACATAATATTATTATAATAGAGGTTTAAATAAATGTCAATATATAATTATACAAATGTATAAATATTTTTATTCATCTGTAATCTTGGATTTATACAATTCTTTTATATCACATTTTAAAACATGTGCAATCTTTTCTAAAGATTCAATCGTAGGATTTTTTGAAGCAAATAAAATATTTAAGGATTGTCTTGTTACACCTATTCTATTTGCAACCCAAGATTTAGTTGTTCCAAATTTTCGTTTATGTTCATTTATCTTTGCTTCAATAGTATTAATTATTTCAACTTTAATAGCCATCTAATTCACCACCCAAACATATTATAATATATATTTATATGTAAGGGAAGAATGGGTATTAAATCCCATTCATTTTTTTAGGTTGTTTTATTGTTTTACTTACTAATAAAAAATGCAAATCATAATTATAGTTATCAGCAGAAAGGTCAACATTAATATTTTCATTATCTCTTTCCCAATAAGTATAATATTCTAACTGTCCTGCCCCTACTGCTGTACCATAATTTTTAGTATCACCTTTAAATAAGTCATTATGCCAAATAGTGTCATATAAATCATTTACTGCTTTACCATATTTATCAGTCAATAGGTTTTTATAAACATTATAATCATCTATATAAAAATTAGCAGTTGTATGATGTTCAGCACTATAAACACCAATTGCATATAATTGCTTATCATCATTGAACAAATAGTGAATATTACTATTTAAAGTTCCAATCTTAATATTATTAAGGTAATAATCTCCTGTACTTGGAAGATGGCTCAATCCATTCCCTTCTGAACTATTAACCTCATCAATAGTCATACCCCAATTAACATTTCTAAAAACTACATTTGCATTAGCATTTGTTGAAGTTGTAGTATTCCCATTTGTACTATCTTGAATATCTTTATCAGGAAGGGTAGAAGTATTGGAATTGCTTGGTATATCTCCAGTTTTATCATTAATACTAACTGTTTTAGTATCAGCATCCCAACCTAAAGATTTACCTAAAGCATCGGCAATGTTTTTTACCTGTACATAAGTTCTTCCATCATAAACAAAATTCGGAGCATTTAAAAGATTACCATTTACTTTAATGCTAATTGAATTTTCTGCAACCTGGACTGTTTTTAATATCGAATCCGCAAACCCACTAACCCCAACGCCCAAAACCAAAGCCAAAACAAGACCAGTAACCAGACCTTTGAAATAACCCTTGCCAAACTTACCTTTTCCTTTGAAAATTTTCATAAAAATACCTCCATAGACAAATATTCATAACTATACTATTATATAGCATTTGCTAAATTAATACAATTATGTATTTTTAGTGGAGGTGGGGAAGAGGGGTTAACCTATTTTCTTTTGTTTATCGAAATAATTTAAAAATTCTGTTGGTTTCATAATTCTAATTCTTGTTCCATTTTTCGTAAAATAATCATTATACTTTACAATTAAAAAATCGTTAGTATTTTCTGTAATAATAATTCCACAATTAGAATCAATAGAAATATTTATAAACTTATTATCTTCAACATCAGACAAAATTCTTTCATTTGATTTTACATCAATTTGAACAGAATTTGTTATAACTAATTTTGATACTTGTTTAGAATAATTATAAAACTCATTACTACAATCATTTAAAAATTTTTCTGTTAATTCCTTATTATTTAACTGTTCTTTTATTACTGACATTATAACTTCAAATGGAGCAAACATATATTCTCTAACAACTGCTTCAGATATAATAGGAATAAGTTTTTGTTGTCTAACAAGATTTAATATTTCCCAACAATCAGGATGTGCTCCGTCATCTAATATCCCATATATTACAATATTAGTATCTAATATTATTTGCATTTATCTCTATAACTCCTAATCGCTTTATTTAACTTTTCTGTATCAAGATTAAGAAGTTTATTTAATTTT